TGTGGCATTCTCAATGATTGTCCCATAAAAATGTATTCCATTTTGAACATGATTAGTATTAGTTCTGTCAATATGTACCCCTATAGTACCAGATAACGCAGTGAAAGTATTATAAGTTGTTGTATCAAAAGATACTCTCCCTCCATATATTTTTATATCAGTACAGAATGAACTCACATGATTGGAAGAATCGAAGTGACAACCAACAAGATTTGTCACTATAACTGGATTAAACACTTCTCCATAAGAGGTTCCTTGCTGCTCTCCAAAGAACTTCATTCCATAATGAAACGAGCTTGCATAGGGATCGACGATGGAAAAGTTTTTCACGTTGTGAACATATATAGCTGTTCCAACAAGATCTGTTGCGGCAACGCCACTAATTCCTGCTGTTCTGACCACTCTCGGCCCACTCTCGCCCTTGAAATAGGATAAAGCATTACCTACCACATCCCCTATCTGTATAGCCGTTCCGGTCCCAGTCTCATAATCAAACACTGCACCGTTGAAGTTAACAGACATTGCCTTATTGAAGTTGATTGCAGGATCACCTGCAATCTTATATCTACCAGGCTGAAATTCCATCTTTGGATAAGAGTTCGCTGATGGTAATGATGAAATAGCTGATGCTATAGCTGCTGCATTAACAGATCCTGTTACTATATAATCACTTTTCGCACCCCACCACTCTGGACGAACTATTGTCCTTGCATAAGATCCAAAAGAAACAATTCCAGGACCACTAAATACTTGATAAGGTCCGACATCAAAAGACCCACTAATAGTTAAAGTTATTCCAGCACTAATTGCTAGATTCCCACCATTATTTATATTGAGAGTAATATTAGTAGGGATAGTATCTGAATAATCAACTATTGAATGCGAAGAAATCACTAATGTAATATCATTAGTATCTATGTAATTAATAGCTGAACGAAGATGGGAAAACCAACTAAGATCAAGAACTACCCCATCCCTAAAACGAAAGTTTCCGGCCCCTGCAAACAGCTGATAATTACCTGCAATAACCTGACTAATATTAGAAACTGTTACTCCTGCATTTACAGTAAGAATGTTGCCAGGAGCCTCCCATTTAAGATGAACACTATTCCCTAAAGAATAACTTGCCGTTATGGTTTGAGGCTTAGATACTATTAAAGTAACTGTATCATTATTTGTAAGGGCAAAGGCAGTTTCGATATTAGAGAACCAACTAGTTTTGACTTCAGTACCTAAGGCAAAGTCTATACTTCCAACCCCTGTAAATATCTGACGATCTCCAGCAATTATATTCTTAGTTTGAATATCGAGAATCCCTGAATTAGTAATTGAACCATTACGTTCAAATTTAAGAGTTATATTTGAGGGGATTGTTAAGTTTGTTACTATTTGAGGAGAAGCAATTACTATTGTTCGTTCATTTGTTCCAACTATTGAAATAGCATCGTTGAGAGTTGAGTAGGCGCGAGAGTCAGTCCAAAGACCATCTGGAGATGTTACTATGATGTCTTTGAAAAACTCGGCGTGAGATTGCTGAGAATTAAAAAGAAAGAGGAAGGAAATAAATAAAAGTATTGAGATTTTTTTCATCTTAATTACTCCATCTTTTGAATTAATCCGTTCAAAATTTGAACGAATTTTATTTAATTCGTTCACGCCAAGATTTTTTTGATGTTTGAGAAACTTCTTCTTTTTTCATTACTTGATTTTGATTTTGGTTCTGTATTGAGGTAACTCTTGCCTCACCAAAAGCTTCAATGAAAGAATCTTTTGAATGGCTCTTGTTAATCATGTTTGATCCATGAACTACCATGAAACAATAACCAGGTGGGACTGTATAAACAGATTGAAATTTTCTTCCCATGTTTAGGTGAAAGTCTGAGTATGGACTTATTTTTTGGTTCAGTTTTTGAACAACTACTAGGAATGGAGAGATTCGATTTCGGTTGTGGGGAAATGAGTAGTTATAAAGACGACCATCTGGAGATTGACCAAGAATTTGGTAATTAATGAGGAAGTTAGGTTCTTTTATTGCATTTGAGGTATGACGGATGTGGGAGATCCAACCAGGAGTTACCCAATCATCTGTATCCATTCGGACCATTATGTTAGTCATTGGATGACCTTGGGTTCGGACTATGTATTCGGGGCATCCTTTCTCAGATTCTTTCCCAAAACCATTGATGATAGATGCAGAAGAAGTCCAATTTTCATCTAAACCATTTGTATGAGTGAAGATTACTCGAAGCCTGGACCAATCAAGAGATTTTATTTTTTCAGATGTTATGTTGTTTTCTTCCCCAAGGAAAAGATTAATGACAAAATCTTGGTCAGTTTGATTTTTGAGTGAGTTTATGAAATAACGTTGCATTAGTTTGAGTCGGTTCTGAGTTAAAATTCCAAGTCCTTCTTTTTCTCCAAATGAATTATAGATTGCACGACTAATAATTAGGATATCGTCAGTTATTGAAACAAGAGACCATTTTTGGTTCATGTAAAGACGATTCTTTTTTAACAGTTCGTCTACGTCAAAGTTTTCAGTTGCTTGAATGAGCTTAAATGTTGAACGGCCTTTATGCCAAATGCATGTATCGTAGAGGAGTTTGGTTGTGTAACCAAGACGACGCGTTGCTATGTTGTAGTCATTGTCGTCATACATTCCCATTGCGTAGTTTGGATCTAGAAGTCCTACTTTTTCAATAACTTCTCTTTTAATTACTGCACAAAGGAAAGCTACAAAGGGGATGTCAGCAGTTTGGCCAGAAAAACTTTGTTCTATTTCTTTGTTGAAAGATTCTAGGTCAGTATAAGATGGAAAGATTCGTTTTCCATACATATCTTCGATATGAGAGACACAATGATGAGAATCGTATTTGGTAGGTTCAGGTGGAGGAGCTGTTATTGCACCTACGATTCCAAGTTTTGGATCTTTTTTGAGAGCACTTATTAATTTCTCAAGCCAATTTGGGGAGACGATTGTGTCATTGTTGAGTAGACAAACAAAAGGAGAGGTAGATTGTTCAAGTCCTTTGTTAATTGCACCTACGAAACCAAGGTTTTCTTTGTTCATTATTGATAAATGGTTGAGATTGACGATTGTTTGTTCAATTTTTGAACGGATTTTTGAATTATTGTCTACCCAAATAACTCTATAAGTCCCTTCTTTTGTATTCTTTCGTATACTTTCTAGGCATTGGATTGTTAAGTCTTCATTTTCATAGGTTGGAATTATTATGTCGCAAAAGTCGTTAGTTTCTGGTTCTCTATAACCTCTTAAGATTTTGTTTACAAAATCATAGTCAACATTTTTTACTTTCTTTCCACTTGGGCATCGATCATAGGTTGTTCGATCAAGAAGAGACCATCCTTTGTCTATGCATTCTTGACCTAGTTCACATCCTGGATAGGGAGTGAAAAAGGCCCAAGATGGCATCTCAGCGTTTATGGAGTCTGCCATTTTTGCCGTTGCTAAGATATCTTCTCTGGTTTCCCAAGGTAGACCAAGCATGTAGTTTGCATAGATTTTTGCACCTGAACTTTTGATTATTTTTGCAGCTTCTAGGTTTTGTTGAACTGTTGTTCCCTTTTTCATCTTATCAAGCATTCGTTGAGAACCGCTTTCAAATCCTACAGAGACGAGATCCCAACCAACTTTTACTACCTTGTTAAATAATTCTAAGTTTTCACATATTCCATCTGCACGAGCTGAGGCCCAGAAAGGTAATTTTATTTCAGGATAAAGTTCTATGAATTCTTCAATCCATTTAGGTTGGATAAAGAAGGTATCATCATGGATCATTATGCAGTCAGGATTATAAAGTTGTTTAAGATATTTGAGTTCATTAATGAGGCTCCCCACGGTCCTCCTTCGTAGGACCTTGCCAAAATGATTGTCTTCAATTGGTTGACAGAAGGCACACTTAAATGGACAACCTCTAGCTGCCATTACTGAGATCATTCTTTGTTTTCCACCAAACCACCAACCTTTGCAGTCTTCGATTGGAAATTGGTAGATAGAACGATCCATAAAAGGTAAAGAATCTAGATTCTTTGGTTTCTCACCATAAATCTCTCGTTCAAAGTTAGATGGATTTTTGAGAAATTTTGGAAAAGTTAGTTCACTTTCTCCATGGAGAATATAGTCAATGTTTGGATTTTCGAGGAGTTCTTGAGGAGCAGCAGTTACGTGGTAACCACCTATTATTACTTTAGAGTTTTGTTCTTTGGCAAAGTTTACAACTTTCATTCCAAGCGCATAGTATGAAGATTTGAGACCAAAGGAAATTAAGTCATAACCTTTGATGGCATTTTTTAACTCTTCGTCATTGTTGAGAGTTTTCATATCTAGGAAATCAATATTACATCCAGCAAGTTTAGCTGAAGTATAGGTCATCCCTGCTCCATGGTCATGCCAAGAGTCAAGACCTTTTCCTTGATATGGGTAGAGGGCAATGAGAAGAGTTTTCAAATCTACTTTCCTTTTCCTTTTCCTTTAGTTTTACCTGCTTTAGCCATAGCTATTGCTATGGATTGTTTTTGTGTTTTGCCTGAGTGCATTTCTTTTTTGATATTTTCGGAGATAACCTTTTTTGAAGAGCCAGATTTGAGAGGCATTAGATTTAATCCTTAAATTTTTAATTCGTTCAAAAATTGAACAAACGATTAACGATCTCCTGGTCAGCCTTACATCTGACCTAGTTAATCAATTCTTGAACTTTTCCAATAGTTGTTGAAACATCTTTGATTGCTTCAACTACTTTTTCTTTATCCAAAGTTGCATCATTTCCAACTTCCACTGTGGAATGTAGAGATGTCAATGCGCTTGCAGCAGTTAGCAATACATTTTTGGCAAGAGTTGTTTCAGCAGTAGTTCCTTTCACACTTTCTACAGCAGAGATTATTACTGTAGATGTGTCAATAGCTCCTCCAACCCATTTGTCTGCCCAGGAAACAAAGGTTGAAATATCTTCTTTTGCTGAGTCAGACCATACACCTATACTTGCACAAGAGACAATTAACAACATTGAGGAGATAATAAGGAATTTTTTCATTTTTTTACCTTTCTTTAATTTTTAATTTTCACTCTTCCAAGGATTCTTCCAATCTACTGGAATGTTAGCTTGACCATTTGATCGGAAATAGATTACTAACCATCCAGCAATGAATGTAATCCGACCAAACCATTCAGTTGGAATCAAGTCTCCAAAATAACTTCTAAACATTGGATCTGTAACCATTCCAAGAATTACAAGAATCATTCCTGTAATGTTTATTTTACTCTTAATAGCTCCTTTTACTTCAGCCATTTTAAACTCCTGTAGATTTAAACTCTTCCATGAATTTATCTACCCTTTGACCATAGAATGAAATGTCGTTAGGGTCACAGAAGTGGTTAGTTGCATTTTTCATCGTCTTATGCCGTTTTAGCAAGAGATAAAGAAATGCACAGCCGCAAGCGATGTCTATAAGATCATCATCTTGTTTTTGCATTTCCTGTAAAAGATCTTTCATTGCAATACTTGACATCTGAAAGACCCCTTTACAACCAGTTGGAGAAAGCTGTTTGAGACCAAGTGCAGACTCAACCATCGCAATTGCTTGAGCCCATTCAGGGTCTATGCCAAAAAGGTTGGCAAAGTCTTTTATTCTTTCTTTTCTTTTCTTCTGTGTTTCATTTAGAATCATCTGATTCTCCATTGTTAATGTCTAAGGTTATCCCAGAAGATTCAAGAGCTTTGAGTCCACGTAGTTTAAACTCCTCAATTTCTTCCTTTGTTAAAGTTGTATGGACTGAATGAGATTGAATCTTGGTTGGGGCTCGAAGGCCGGAGAGTTCAAGCATTACTGTGTCTGCGACGGATTTTTTATCTTTAAGAGATACTTGCCCTGTTTCATCATCGAAGATTTGATGGTAGGTTTCTATAGCTTTCTTTACTAACTGGTCAATCTTTGCTACATTCTTTTTAGCTTCTTCATCCCGTGATTGACGGATCTCAGAAAGTTTAAGTCGACCAAGCTTTCCATTAAGGGTTGCAGAAACTGCCATAGGAGTAATACGGAGGATTTCAGCTATGTCTTTGTTCTTGAAACCCTGCGCTGCAAGGTTTATTATTTCATGAGACCTTTGCCAAAGCTGTTTAATATCATAGACTTTCCTATCTTTTGAACGTCTCTTATCTTCCTCAAGCATCTCAAACCCATAAAGACCATTACGTCTTTCTAGGGAATTAAAATCTAAAGTGTCATCTCCCATAAAATTCCTCCCTTCACATTAACACGATGACATAAAATAAGGAGGTTGTCAAGTGGTTTTTATGTGCATTTATTCATAGTTTAAAACCCAGGTATATATTTTATCCATCTACTATTAACCTTAACCTTAACCTTAACGTTCACCATTTGTTCAAAATTTGTTCAAAAATTGAACGAATTAGAGTTAATTGTACGTAAATGTACATTTATATAAATTTTTAGATAAAATGTAGAGGATGTAACCCGCCGGTGATGACATCTAAATTCCCCCATTGGAACATCTCAAAGGATATCAATGGGTTATGAAATGAGTTGACATGGGAAATGGTTTGTGTAATGATGGAGTTAACGTTGAATGATTGGTTCAGCATGGGCTCTTTGATAAATGAATAGGAATGAGGTGGTCCTTTTCTTTGATGATGAAAGGAAAGGAAAAGTTATGGAAAAGGTTAATGCTGTAAGAAGCAAAGTTTGTAAGGTTCGGGCTGACAAGGACAGCGAGGACTCCAAAAAGGTCACAGTAAGGGTGACCTTCAAAGAGGTGAGTGTCGATCAACTCCTCGACGCTGTCCTGAAATCGGAGGTGATTCGTTGGCAACAAGGAGCACGTAAGAAGTACGACTCTGTTGTTGATAACTCTGTTGTCGCAATCACCTTTCAGGCTCCTGTGAGGCAGGAGCCATCAGCGGAAGAGTTGATAGCCCGGCTCAGGGAAATGGGTTATGACGTGACGCCGAAGAGTTGAAAGAGTAATTAACCAAAGGATCACCTCATAAACAAAAAGCCTATGCGTTTAACTCGTGTAGGCTTTTTTTGTTTACCTTTGAGTGTTTGTGAGATGAAGGAGGAACTTGGAAAGGTTGATTGAAGGTTAAATGTGTGAGATGAGGGAATTGTGCATTTGACCGTGAATGGGCCAAATTTGGCATTTGACGGCATTGGATCGGTGGGTGATGGATTATACGTCGAATGATTGATGATTGATTGTGGGGCATTTTAAGGGTGTTCCTGGGCATCCCCTTCCATCGGCATGGGTCAAATCAATTCGTTCAAAATTTGAACGAACATTTACCCACCTATCCATTCACTTTAGTTAACTAATGATTAACTAATGGTTAATTCAAAGGTGTTTGAGTAAATTTAAAAAATGAGAGGCCCGGTGAGAAGGCAAAGCTCAAAGGTGAAGGTGAAGGTGAACGTTAGTTATTAGGTGAATGAAGGCTATGATTAATTGTACATGAATGTAAATTGACAATATGTGACGTTAATGTCATTATTGTGTTATTGTCATTTTAAAATACACCCGGGACCCATCAAATCCCTAGCTATATGTGTATCTAAAATATATATATGTAGTATATATATATACTATATAAGAGATATATATATATATATGATATAAGATAAAAGGATAAGATGGGATAGTCTAAGGAATTGGATTGATGGGTGGGTATTTTAAAATGACAATATGACAATAACGACATTAACGATTAATCTAAAGAAAAAGAAAGGGTTAAAAAATGAGAAAGGTTAGAGATAAGAGAAGTTGGATGAAGGTAGAGGAGGTAATGAGTTATTTTGGAGATTATATGAATATTGAGAGGGCAGATATGTTGGTGAGAGAGATTAAGGGCAAGTCATTCTTTGATTCTATGAATAGGATTAGAGATATTTTACTTGAGGAAGAACATAGTGTTCCGTTTAGGTCTGTTTATAAAAGAATTGGAGATTAAATTAGATGAAAAGAGTTAAAGAGAAAGAGTATAAAGTGGATAGTACAAAGGGAATGAGTTTGATTAATCCGATAAATTATAAAGGAGATGTTTTGGTTCAAGTTTGGGTTGATTCTAGGGTTTTGGCTACGTTGTGTAGATGGATTGATAGTAATGAGGGGTATGTGAGGTTTATGAGTCAGGTGGTGAGGAGGCCACTTGAGGTGTTGGCAGAGATGTTGGTTAAGAATGGGCAAGTAGAGATAGTGGAAAGTACAGTTGAGGCTAGGAAGATGTTGGAAAGGAGGTTTGGAGTTAATCTAAACCCCGGGAAGAGAGGGACTAAGAATGTATTACATAATATGACTTTGTCGGAGAGGGGAGAGGAGTTGAGTGAAGAGTTGAGAAATTCAAAAGGACTAAGGCAAAGGAGTGTGGAGAAGAAAGTAGATCCTAGAGTTGAGGAAGCTTTGAGGATTTATAAAGAATTGTTTGGGAATGAGGAGAGTAAAGAATAATTCGTTCAAAAATTGAACGAATTAAAGCATTAACTAGTAAGGAGAAAAACATGTTATACATTGTTCTAGGAATCTGGTTCGTGATTGTTTATACGATAGTGAGTGTGATTGTTGATGATTAATTCGTTCAAAAATTGAACGAATTAATATTAATATTTGATTAACCAAACTCGTTCACTTTGTCTATTAAAAGTTGTTGACAAAGAGAATGAGTTGTGGTATTATGGGTTCAATGATGGTAAATTATTAATGAAAGGAGGAATAAATGGAAAAGAAAAATGAGATTGCTGAAGAATTCAGGGCATTGGAGATAGCCCGTAGGACGAGCTGGAGGGAACTCTATTTTTATTATCGAAAACGTGGCCTTTCACATGAAGAGGCTGCGGAAAGGGCTAGAAGTGGTAGAGGGTATGAGGTAAAACCTTACAAAGAAAATAAAGGAGGAGAAAAAGTGAAAGTGAAAGAGTTAAGTGAAGAGTTGA